TCATCTGTAGTTTCCTTTTCGTTTGAGTTAGTAATTTCAAGTGCTTTTTTTGCTTTCTCAAGTAAATTTGTTATATTTGGTTCTTCTCTTATTTGAAATATTCCCCCTTTCCCCAGCCTGGTACGCGCCAGGTACCGGCCAGTTGATTGTGTGAGAAGTGAGTAGTAGATACCTTTGGAGGTATCTTTCGCCTCAGCCACATAGATCTCACTAAACAATAACGGTATGCGAGTAGTAAGCTTGCCTGTTATCATGGGTCGCATTAGAAGTTGTTTGGTTACTGCGTCTTCCTTAATATCTAGATGTCCTGTGACGATAACATTACAAGGCAGAGACGAGATCTCTTGAATAACGTTTTCTACCAGAGTCATTTGCGGGAGCCAATCGTCTTGCTGAGGTACTCCGCCAGGACGGCCCTTAAGCTTAAGAATCTTTAGCAAAGCTGCCTTTGCCAACGTAGTAAGAGAATCAAGGCAATAGGTACCTATCTCCGCAAAATAACCTGCTGCTTTTCTTCGGTGGAACTCTCGGTCGAAGAGATCAAATGCTGAAGGCATCTTAGGATTGTCCACCTCAAAACGAGTATCAGCAAATACTGTACCTCTTGCGATTGCGTCATCAAGAGATTGGGTGCCTCCTGGGTCAAATGAGTCAACATGAACAGGAGGAGGACAGGTGCGTAGCATGTAAGTTTTGCCTGTTCCGCTTTCGCCTAGAATTATTGCCCGAAACGAACTGGAGCGGACATCTTTGTTGTAGATAGACGAGAGCATTTCTAATTCTTTTTGTGTTTCTGGACTAAGTATTTTTTTATTCATATATCACCTTTCCTATAATATCAATGGTTTGTTTTTTTGGCTGATCAGCCGGGTTCCAGAAATCAACCTTAAATCCTAACGGAGGCTCATGCGCATAGCGTAGTGGATTAGACCATGCGCAACAGAAATCATGATACTGGCAGCCAAAATATTTAGTACAGCTGTTGGGGTTCATAGGAAATGCTCTCAGATATGAGTCATCTTCAGCGCACTGCGAAAGAACCTGTTTTTCGTGGTGCAAGGCAGTCAGGTAATATCTTACTGTCTCGTACCATGAGTACATCTGAGGAAGTATTTTTACGCAAGGGATTCTGATAAGTTCCGGACCTTTTTTATTAAATACTACGCCGTTAATCAAGACGCCGTAAACATCGGCTAACTTGTACAGAAAATATAGAGCATGTGTATAGGTACCAACCTGTAAACTCAGCTGCCACTGCTGGTACCATCTCTTGTCAGCTCGCCCAGTTGTCTTATGTTCTATGCTGACGATTGTTCCATCATTACGATTTCTAGCTATAAGATCCTGTCGGAAGTATAACTTTGCTGGCTCTCTTGGTTCTTCTCCTATGAGTTCGATGGACACATATCCAACTGCTTCAATGTGTTGTACCTCATAGGTCGTGACATCCTTGGAAAAATATACGTCTATATAGTTTTGAAGAGCCTCATACGCAAGATACGGTGACTTAGGTGCGTACATATCATCCGTGTGTTCCTGGAAATGCTGGCGATATACTTCTAGGAAACTAACATACGCAATATCAATAGGAGCCATTCCTCCAAGTGGCTCATTACCTATTTGGTAGAGGGTAGCGAGTGCTGCATGCCATGCCTCACCAAAAATCAGGTTATGGTCAGTCAACTCGGGTCGCCACCCCAACTCATACTCGAAAAAGTACTTTCGTGGGCAATCAACGAAAGTACTAAGCTTAGTTGTGTCAATGTTACTATTATACTGAGTTTGAGTCGCTGTCATGGGATTTTTCCTCTTCTTCTATACTGTTAGAAGCTAGTCTATTACACGTCTTTCGTAATAGAGCACCTTAGCTTCACGGGCTATGGCACCGTAACGTACCAAACAATTAAATAGATCTTTGTTCTCTTGCTCGAGGTGTGGAATATAAACACTAAATACCCAATCTAATGCCTCTTTTATTTCCTTTAGACCCATTACGTCTTTTTTATTTTTTGTTTTTATGGGGTTAGGTTTGGGTTTTTTTGCTGTAACAATTTTTTTAGCCTGAACTTGGGTGTACATGTGGTACCTGTTATAAACGGGTCTTGTGATTAGACCCTCCTTTACCAATTCACATAATGCAATAGAATACGTGTTAGGCCTTACGTTTAACCTTAGGCCGTCCCTTATCTCTGCTGTAGTCTGAGGGGCAGTGTAAGGGATTTCTGATACGTACTCGTAGATGGCCCTTTTGATCTCGGGGTTTACACGATTCTTCATACCTGTCTCCTTTTATTAGGTAGTTAGTCTTCGTATAATTCATTGGCATACGCAAGTGAATCTTCTATAGTTACATCAGGTGAATAATCGTTTACTAGACTAAACAATAGATCCACAGGTGGGGGGATTTTCATATATTGCATAATTAGGTACTTTTTTTCTTCGGATGTCATGCTCAACCCTTTCTTATTCCTGTTTAGTCGTTTGAGTAAGTTTTAATGGACATGATCTTTTTTAAATATTCTTCCACATCAATATCTAGAACATAGTCGGGCTCGGGTGTAGGTTCAGTTACAAGTGGTACATCAGATGACGACTGCGAAGGAAATTCGTAATGTTTATATTCCTCTGCGAGCTCGTCATGCAGGGCCCGCTGTCTGGTCTTGTCTGCCATTTGAGCAACAGATAGACCCTTAGCCCTGAGGTACTCTAAAGCCGAGCTAGCAGAAGTAATGGTACACACTACTTCTGGTTGTGGCTTACTTTCGAGTAAGCCCAGAGTTATCTCCAGACTAACTCTTATTATTTCCGAATAAGAGTTAGTTCGAACCAACAATCCTCTGGCGACAAGTTGTTCGTGTACCCTTGCCACCAGAACGGGGTTTACGTACCCCTGGACGTTTAAACCCTTTCGTCCCTTTCGTACTTTCATGTATACCCCTTAGATATTTAGTTTGCCTAGGTCAGAAAGTGTCCTAGGCAAAGTTAAATGATGCCTATCACGAACAAGACTAGTGCACAAGAATGCGCACTAACAAATTAACTTCCACCCCGTGGGCGAGACTGTCTTTATCAGTCTTACCCCTCCCTTGCCGTCAGGGACCTCTTTCGAGATCCGCTGGTCGTTATGGAAGGCCCAAAGCAAGGGCCTTACATCCTCCCTGCTGTTGGCCAACTTGACCAACAGCGCGGGGATAGGAGAAGCTATGACAAGATCATAACAGCTGGGTGGCTTAAACGTGGCCACCCAGTCGCTGATCTCTGATAAATTCCGCCCATCAGGTGGGACTGATAAAATCCCCCAACTCATTGGGCCAAACCTGTCGTTGAGCAGGTCCACTTGTTCCGGGAACAGCTTGTGATTCTCGTTCAACACCACAACAACCCTCTTCGTGTCAGTCATTTGCTACTCCTTTTCTTCTATACTGATATTAGTAAAATCTATCTGCCGTACTACGTATCCCTTACTTGAGTACAACAGAAAATTAACCTTCCTGTGATGTATAGCAAGCAGAGCCGAGGCTATACAGTTCATAATATTAAGAGATGTAGGCAAAAAATAATCGTCCGGCAAAGAATCCTTAAACACTTCCTCAAATTGCCGGACCATTTGAGATGTATTATATTTGTTAATGGCTCCCTCAGAAAGAAATACGAGCTCCCCATAACGCTTTGCGTCAGAATAGTTATGGGAACTCTTGTTTGTTATGTATACTTTCATTTTTCCCACCTTCTTAATTTTGCCTAAGCAACAGGGTAATTAGCATATAGTATCCTTTTTTCTATTCTTCTCTTTTATTGTCCTGTATTACGTCCATAGCAGATGCAATACACGTAGGACAAGGCTCAAGCCAGATGACTTGACTTTCCTTTGCTATATGCTCATCATAAAGAATTGATTGGCACGTATTACATCGTACAACGAGCTCTATCTTTGCAGTAAAACCAGTTTTTTTCATGGTAGTGGATTCTAGTAAGGAAGGAAATATAAAAACACAAAAGTACGTACTTTTTTGTGGTAAAACGAAGATCAAAAAAGCCCTACAACCCCATAAAAAGATTGTAGGGCTTTTTCCGTTAGTTGAGTTTTATCCCCAAAGCTTTCGCTCGCTCTTTGAGCTTGAGGATAAATTGTTTTTCCTCCTCTGGGCTCATTCTGCTTACCGCTGTTTCGGCAGTACGCACAGGATCACGAGGACCCACAGAAAAAGAGGTCCCCAGTACGTACTTTTCGGCAAGTGCAACTGCCTCTTCAGGGGTCTTGTTGTTGAGCAAGGCAGTTCGGGCAATATTCTGCACTCGAATGCTCGCCGCTGCCTTGTACAGATTGAAGACGACGACCTCGCCGTACTTTTCTACTGCGGACGCAAGGTTATCTCCGAAGTCATACTCGATGGAAATCGATACAGGTTTTCCATCAGATCCTTTTATCTTTCCTGTCGATACTTTAATTGTTTCTTTCATTTGAGATCCTTTCCTTTTTTGTTTTGGTTTTAGAAATGTGGTTAGTTCATTCACTACGTAACGAGTATTTTAGTACATTTCTTTGTCACAGTCAAGATTAAAATGATCGGACAGAGAAATTATATTTAAGAGTCATTATCAAGTAGATCTGATTCTTGTTGCATTAGCCCGATCAGTCGTCGGGCTCGAGCACCTGTTTGTCGAAACCACTTGGATTTTATCATTTCGGCGGTAGCGGTATCGTAGTCGTATGCTTGCAGTGCAGTCAAAAATTTCTTGAATTTCTTTAGCCCATGACGGCCCAGATTGAACGCCATATTTACGAGGACACTTTTTCGTGGAAGTGAAAGTGTATCAAAATTTTCGCATACCACACGTGCATCACAAATAGCTTTTACTGTGTCTTCAAGTAAAAGCTTTTCCGCCTGCTCTAGCGTGATCTGTTTCACACGCCTAAGCTCTGTTTTAGATAGTTTATGGCCATACCCAATAGTCCAACCTTGGCCAGCGGACTTATACGGAGTCAGTCGCAGGCCTTCGTCATAACGAAGACCTGACATGTAGATAGCCAGTTCCAACTTAGTTGCCATAGTCCCTTCTTGTTCTAATCTAGTTGTGTTGGTCATAGCATTACTCCTTTCCTGTTCCGATCTAGTTGCCAAATGTACATTTCCTAACTG